AAAGAAAATAAAAAATAAACTAGATTTTTTAAAAAATGGCTAAGAAACTTGAAGATATTTCCCCCCTAGACCAAATCGACGGATTTTTGGACGACAATAAAGACTATCACTACAACAACGAGCAGGAACATGACTATATTGTTTCTAGCGGATCTCTGATCCTAGATATTGAAATGGGCGGCGGAATTAGACCCGGAATATGTCGATTCTCAGGCGTTTCGGAAGGCGGCAAAACAAGCTGCGCTTTAAGCTTCGCAAAAAACTTTATCGAAAGCAGGGATGACTCCTTCGTTGTTTATATTCAAGCCGAAAGAGGTCTATCCAAAAATCTAAGAAAAAGATCTGGGTTAGAAAAATACGAAAACAACAGGTTTAAAATAATTAGAACCAACGTCTACGAGACGGCGATTCAGCTTATCGACAACCTTATCAAGAACAATCCAAAGAAAACTAAATACATGTTCATAGTTGATTCTATGGATGGCTTGAATCTTAAAGAAGACATGAACAGAGTTTTCGGTGAATCAAACAAGGTCGCCGGTTCCGCTGCTCTTTCTGCCGACTTCTTGAAAAAGATGACTCTTCCATTGTTTTCTTATGGTCATATTTGTATTATGATAAGTCAGGTGAGAACCAAGGTCTCAATCAATCCTTATGCGAAAACTGACCCGAGAATAACAAATGCAAGCGGCGGAAACGCTTTGATTCACTTTAGTGACTGGATTCTTGAGTTTCAAGAAAGGTTTGTTAAAGACAGAATCACTACGGAGCCAAATGGCAAAGGAGAGATTTTGGGTCATTTCTGTAAAATTATATTCAGAAAGACAATGAATGAAAAAAGCGGAGTGGAAATCTCTTATCCGATCAAGAGTGGCAGGGTAGATGGAAAATCCATTTGGGTAGAATACGAAATAGTTGATTTGATGCTCCAATATGGAATGGCAAATAAAAAAGGAGCTTGGATTACAATTGATCCAGATACTCTTTCCGAACTTGCCGAAAACAATATCTCTTTCCCAGACAAGTTTCAAGGTCTTGAAAATTTCAAAACATGCTTTGAAGAAAATGAAGAAGCCAAGAACTTCTTTTACAGCAAGTTTAAAGATACCCTGCAAAAAGAGGCATGAGACTATATAATGTATATGGCAGACTTGCACGTAAAAATGTAACGAAGTTTAAAATGGATTGGGATAAAAAATCCCGCTCTAAAATACAATTTCAAGTAAAACAGTTCCTCAAACCATTTTGGTCCGGCCATGTGGTATTTGAGGAATTTCCTGTTTATGGGACAAGATTAAAAGTTGATATATTAAATGCTACAAGGAAAATAGCTGTAGAAGTCCAAGGTCAACAGCATGAAAAGTTCAACCCATTTTTTCACCAAAATAGAGCTAATTTTTTAAAATCAGTAAAAAGAGATACGCAAAAATACGACTGGTTGATATTGAATGATTTTAAAGTAATAGAAATAAACTACGACGAGGTCGGTAGTCTCAGTAAAAATTTTTTCGAAACCAAATACAATTGTAAGTTATAATAGTGTAATTAATATAAATGTCTAAAAGTGGTTTTACTATCCCAGAAAGCTTTTTGAAACAATTGAATGAATTTTCTAATGGAGGCTTTTTTCTGGTTACAATATCAGACGAGGGAGACCCAGTTATTCATTGCAATTTCGACACTTCAATTCAAGCATTAGCAATACAAAAGTATATCTCTCAATGGTCAAATACAGTTGAAGACCTACAAGTTGAAAATATAAGAGAGAATATGCTGTCTTCGTATGAAGAGGAGTTCCTTGACGAAGACGACGACGAAGACGAAAATGATATGTAAAAAGGTTTGACAACTGACCAACAAACAGATACAATTGAGTATCTATGTCAAAACCTCAACTCTTCTCGATTGAACTAGAAAAGCATTTGCTTGGTGGACTTATAAACCACCCAGAGTGTTTTCCAGATTTAGATGGTTTTTTAAGCGAAAAAGACTTTTATTCCACTGAGCACCAAGTAATTTATTCTACTCTCAAACAAATTCTTTCTGAGGGAGCCAACTTCGACAAAGTTATTCTTACTCACAAAGTAAAAGGAATTGGGGTAAAGTTTAAAGGAGATTTGGACATCGGTGAATATATCGAGGCGATCTCGACATTCAATAAAGCCAACTGCAAGGCTGTAGTCCAAACCTCGAAAGAGGTAATGAAGCTCCGTGTCCTCAGAGACATGTATGAGTCAGCCAAAGAAACCGCTTTATATTTAGATAAAAATAAAAATCAAACAATCGACAAAATTATATCTGATGTCGATGCTATCCACTCTAAGGTAATAGACAACCTTTCCCTCGACAGTTCTCCTCAAAACATCTTTGAAGACATCGAAGATTTGATCTACGAAACCGGCAACAAACCACAAGAAGAAACCGGATTAAAAACTCCATTCGAAAGCTTTAATTTAAATTTTGGCGGATTAAAACCAGCAAACGTTTATGCTATCGCATCAAGGCCGGGGCAAGGCAAGACAACGTTTTTGGACTGGTTCGCATACAGGGTTTCAGAATTAAACAATATTCCCGTCTTGATTCTTGATACGGAGATGATGACGAAAGAAATTCAATTCCGCATGGCGGCGGCACTTACAGAAGTCCCTTTGTGGCATCTTGAAACGGGAAACTGGAACAAGAATAGAGAAAATAGGCAAAAGGTTGAAGACGCTATAACGAACCTCAAGAAACTACCAGTTTATCATTATCATGTGGGAAACAAGAATATAGATGAAATTTGCACATTGATAAGAAGATGGCATTGGTCTGCTGTTGGAAGAGGAAATCCGTGTTTGATTGTTTATGATTACCTCAAACTTACCGGCGAAAAGCTTGCCCAGAACTGGGCAGAATATCAAGCTATTGGCGAAAAAACAGACAAGCTAAAAAGAATCTCTGAAGAAATAAATGCTCCTGTTTTCACTGCTATTCAGATCAATAGAAGCGGAGAGAACTTCAATAGAGACGGAAGTAGAGTTCAAGATGATACAACCGTCATTTCTCAGTCAGACCGTATTTTATGGTTTGTTTCCTTTTTGGCTATTTTTAGGCGGAAAACTTTGGATGAAATTGGACTAGACGGAAATCAATTTGGAACTCATAAGCTTGTTCCAATCAAAACCAGATACCAAGGTAGAGCCGCTGCCGGACATCAAGATGTTGTAGAAAGGACGCTTGAAGACGGATCTGTTCAACTAACTCAGAATTACCTCAACTTCGATGTGCAAAACTTTAAAATTGAAGAAAGAGGCTCTTTGATGGATATAGTCCAAGCCAATTCTCTCCAACAAGAACTAAACGAAGAAAATCAAAACGAGCCTGCTTTCAGATAATGAACGTAAAAGAAGTACTAGAAAGTCTTGGATATTCCCCCAAAGAAAATGGGTCTAGCTACCAATGCACTCCATTGTACAGAGAGTCAGACTCGTTAACGGTCCTCTCTGTAGATAAAAATACTGGTTTATGGTATGATTTTAAAGAAGACATAGGTGGCAAACTTGAGAAGCTCGTTAAGCTTACTTTGAAATCTTCATATGAAGATGCAAAAAAATATCTATCCAACAAAGATTATAAAGACGAGCCAGTCAATGAAGAAGCAGAAATAGAATATGTAAAAAAATGGCCCAAAGAATATTTATTAAAACTAAACAAGAACCATTATTACTGGAATAAACGAGGTGTTTCAAGCTCAACCCTTTCTCTATTTGAGGGCGGCGTTACAGATAATGGAAGGATGGCTCATCGTTATGTTTTTCCTATATTCGATGAAGGTAAAAATATAATTGGATTCTCTGGAAGAGATTTGATAAAGTCAGACATTAGGCCGAAATGGAAAATCATTGGATCAAAAAAAGACTTTAATTATCCTTTCTTTTTAAACAAAGATATAATAATAAACAGCGAACAGGTCATTTTGGTAGAAAGTATCGGAGACATGTTGGCTCTTTGGGAAAATGGGATAAAAAATACTCTTGTTGTTTTTGGTCTTAAAGTCCATAAGAAAATTTTAAAAACGCTTTTGTGTTGTTCTCCAAAAGATATTATTATTTCTTTTAATGACGACTCAGCCAAAAGTTTTGCCGGAAACAACGCTGCATTAAAAACCAAAACATATTTAGAAAATTATTTCGACCCAAATCTTATTCGTGTTGGTCTACCGTCAATAGGAAAAGATTTTGGAGAGATGAGCAAAGAAGAAATTGACGCATGGAAAAAAAGTTTAAATATCTATCAGCCAGCAGAATAAAAACCCTCAAAAATTGTTCTTGGTTTTACTGGTGCAATTATCACTTAAAAGTACCTCAACCGAACAACTCTGGAGCTATTAGAGGAACAATATGCCATTTAGTCTTTGAACTTCTTCTGAACAAAAGACATAAAAAGCATTACACAGCAATTACAAAGAATGATTGCATAACAGCTTCTCCAGCGATTGATAGACTTGTTATAAAGCATTTAAAAAAGGAAGGAATTTTTGATGATGAAAATTATACGCTGACCAACAACATGATTGTCACCGGATTGAATCACAATTTCTTCACCAAAGGAATAAAGCTTTTTGATCCAGAGTATGAGTTCAACATAAACAATGAGGAACCAATATACAATCTATATGGATTTATTGATAAATGGGGAATCGACCATAAAAATAAAAAGGTAGAGATTTTCGACTATAAAAGCAGCAAAGTAAAGTTTAATGGAGACGACCTTGAATCTAATGTTCAAGCAATGATTTATAGCCTAGTCTCGAAAAAACTTTATCCAGACTACGACCCAAGCGTTACATTTATCTTCCTTAGATACCGAAAAGATCCAGAGCAAAGAGTTTCCTTCGACGATAAAACGTTAGATGGATTTGAGTTTTACTTAGAGAATGTAAACAATCAGATAAACAATTTCGAGTACAAAGACGCGATATCTAACTTCGCGGCAGATAAAAGACCAGAAGGGAAAGGGTTCAATGGCAACCTTCTTTGCGGAAGATGCTCCGAAAAAGGAGAACTCAAAA